AGTGATATTAAATCAACTTGTGCTAAGTCCCCGTCATTTGCTAAGTACACCATATCGTGAAATACTTGAGGATCCCATTTTGATGGATCATAAACATACATAAATACATCGTACCCCTGGTTTCCAACTTTAGCGTGTTCTACTAAGTCTTCGTAAGGATGTACTCCTAATCTAAACGTAATCTTTTGATTTGTTCTTGCGTGCTTTGCGTATGGACAAACAGCCATGCCATTCATTGATGGTGTTGGAACTTCGATCGAGTTTTTAAGCCATAGCTCAGTATCTTTTTGTGCTTGTTGTAAATCTATTTTCATAGTGAGAAATCCTTATAGTTGTTAATGTATATTCCTTTGTACTTATTCGTATTACATAGGTGCCGAAAATAAACCTTACTATTTCTATGGGTTTCTTAACATATGTTAAGGATTTTTAAGTTTTTAGTTGCAGGTGATTGTTTTTTGATTTTTGTTCATAAATTTACAATCACCTTCGGATCCAGGAGTACCGTAACGTTGATGTGCCGCACACAATTCCTTTTTAGGTTTCCATTTATTTTCATTGCAATAAACCTCAGGCGGTATTACTACTTCTTTGTTTATATGTTTCTTGTTGTCATGAAAACATTCGTAAATGATAATTTCTGTTGGGTCTTCTTTTTTCTTTTTAAGAAAATTGCACAATCCACAAAGTGTATCGCTAATCCAATCAATTGTTATTTCGTCGTCGCCTTGGAATACTTGTCGCTTTGCGTGATATGTGTAAGGAATTGTCCTGTCATATCTCGATTTAAGAAAATTAGTTAGTATATTCATAATATTAAAAATAGTGTACGTATAAGTATATATATATTTATTTACGCATTACTTAATATAACTTTTTGCATTACACATCCTTCAATGTTGAACTAGTTGTACTATGTTAAGGATTTTTGAATATGTTAGGATTGGTGTTGTTTAAACGTAGGGACGTTATCAACTAATTCCACTGACATGGTGTCGACGATATAATCAAACAAGTCGTATCCGGCTCCTGTTGATTCGCATATCCACACACCAAGTGCATCGGGGTATTCGTACGCCATCATCGTGAACCCACCATTATCAACTAGTCTTTCTCGTTGGGAATCCATCATTTCAGTAACTGATTCGGAGAGACTTTCTGCATTCCACCCTTTCATATCTTTGATTAATTGTTTAAAATCAGCAACAGCACTTTTGTCACGAGAGGTATCTACATAATTTTCTATAATGTATTGCTCATTACTAATAATGAGTTTAATCATAGCATCGAATATTTCTACAGTGTCGTACCAAGACATATAATCAGTAAGGTACCACGCGTTTCTGTCATATTTACCGAACACTTCTTTAAGATTTACTGTTGGAAATCTGCCAGCAATATCAATTATACTAACAGGAGAATCTGTTTCATCCATCCAATCGCCGCTGGTTACTTGAACTTGGTACTTCTCACCTTCGTGAGTTGGTTGTTTTGGAATTAGTATAAACAGTGGCCAATCATACGAATCAAACATATTATTATTTTTTGCAGAGGTACACCACTGCGTACCTTGTCCGTAATAACATGCCGCCTTTTCGTCATTTGGGATGATGATTCTTACTTCACTGTTGTTGAATATTTCTTTAGCATTGCCTTTTTGAATTTCTTCTTTCTTATTCGTGACATCGGATATTAATATTTCACGAATACTGTTGAAAAACTTGTTTAAACTTTCTCTTGATTTAAATTTATTAATATCCATTAAATCAGAGGGTATCTTTCTGCGAATCTTCAATTGGTGGTACTCGTATAATAAATCTGCCCATGTACTTAGTACATCTTCGAACAATGTAATTGAATCATCTATGTAACGCCTAGTTAACCACACGGTGTATTGTTTGTTCGGCGTAGGGTCTGCTTGTTCAACTTTACTAAGGTACATGTGTATGGCTTCTGTTGGATTATCCATATCAATACTTTCATTATCTACACTTGAATCCTTATTCGTAAGTTTTTCTAAAAACTTTTCGCCTAAATTATTAGCAGTTATGTCGCGTTTATACTCTAAGAGTTCACTGTATCTCATTACACATCCTTTAACGTTGAACTAGTTGTACTATATGCTTTGTCTCTCGTTACTTTAGCAGTGTCTCTTAGTGCAGGAATCTCATCTACAAACCGATGGTTTTCTAATTCCTTCGCTTGATCGTTCCAGTCTTTAGCAGTTAACCATTTAACAGTAGCGCCTTGTTTAACCCATTGATTAATAATCATTTCAACAGTAGCAACTTGAAACTCTCCTGCATCATCGTAACCGTACTCGTCTTTAATTGTTTTCCATTCGTCTTTAGTAACGTGCATTGTTACTATTAAACCAACATCTTTGCCGCCGTACGATCTGTTTGCTACTAACTTACCGTCGTTTGTTTGTACACTAGTTGACATAAGTCTTCTCCGCTACTTTATATTTTTTCCATTTAGTTCGGCCATCGACCATTTGTTGATGCTCGTAGAATAATGTCCATCCTGCTGGCATTTTGGAATCATCGCTGTCTTGTACTACAAGTGCTAAATTCTTTTCTATTTGGTCTGCAATATGTCCTTTGAAAGTTTCACCTCTGCTTTCCGAACTCCTTAGTATAGATGACACTACATACGGAAGTTCTTTTAATGTGTATGATTCATCGTCTTCCCAATATCCATCCCATTCCGAAACATCTTCTTTTGAAATATTGACTTCATTCATAATGTCGTTGTATATCCTAGATGCTTCGTCGTTATACTCCATATAACTAGGAGCATCGTCATCTATGTCGCCTTTGTCGTCTGTATGATTGTCGCGTAGAAAATCTTGATAGTATTCATCGCTAACTTCCCACTCGATCATTTCGTCGTATACGTAATTACTAACCTGTTCTCTGATTGCTTGTACAATATCCTCAAAGACTTGATCATTTGCAAATGGTAACATACTTGACAAGGCGCCTTTTTTATCAAAGAAATTAAATGTACTAGGGTCCGTAAAGCGATCAGTAAACAACTTTTGTAAATTAATAGGACTGTCGCCTTCGTCCATGTACTGACCACTTTCAAAATGTAGTTGATATTTTTCACCTTCGTGCTTTGCTTTCTTAGGAATGATAATATACAATGGACCATCTTTACTATAATGATCAAAATAATTAGTAGACGTTGTTGATGCAGTACACCACGCAGTGCCTTGGCCATAATAACAAGCCGCTTGTTTATCTTGTGGTATAATTATACGTACTTCTTTATTGTCAAGAACTAATTTAGAATTGCCCTTTGAGAGTTGGGTTTTTTCCCCGCGTTTTTCTTCAAACTCATCATGAAGTTGCATAATGTTTAGATAAAAGTTTGTTAAGTTAGCACTTTTTACTTGACCAATATCAGCAAATTTTGCTGGTAATGCTCTATGTATTTTTAATTCATGGTACTTACGTAAGAGTGTTTCTACTGTTGTTAAAATATCTTCGTATCTTTTAACAGCTTTCTCTAAGTAACGCATTACTACCCATTGCGTGTATTGTTTGTTTGGACTAGGGTCTTTCCCTTCAATTGTACGAAGTGCAAAGTCTAAAACTTTATCTTTATTTTCTTCAATCCAGTTCTCAAACCAACCTTCAATTTCACGGTAGTTAGAATCAATTGCTTGTGGGAATTCAGTTTGTAGTATTCTAATAAACGATGGATCATTTAATGCACGGTCCATTAACTTATTGCCAAAGTTATTAGCAGTTATGTCACGTTTGTACTCTAGTAGTTCTCTAAATCGCATAATTTATTATGTTAAGTTTTAATTTAACGTATTTATGCTGTTTAGTTAGTGACTAAGTCTATGTGTTCTATAACTTGATCAATTGTATGTTGATTAATAATTTCGCAGTCTTTGTAGAAGCGCCCGCCTTTGATATAATTGAAGTTATACTCGGACGACTCCTTTGTTCCGTTGTAAATTTCGTATGCGGACATTTCAGAAAGCTCTTTAATCAATTCAACAATTGCAACAAGTCTGTCGTTATCATGAATAATATTATCAAACGATGTATTAAAGTTATAGTCAAACTTAAAGCCAACTCTCTTAAGACATTCGTATGTGTTGTATTGTCCAATGGGAACAAACGCGGTTCTTCCCATTAAGCACTTGAGTGTCTTTTCTGTTATAAACGGTCCAGGATACATGCACAGCGAAGAACTATAAGGACTATCTATTAAATGTAAGTACGTAGTATCAAAACTTTCGTTTGTGAAGTGTACTGCACAATTCTGATATGCTGGTTGCCACGGATTAGCAGTATGTTTTTGAAAGTTTAAATCGTTTGTAAAGTCGTCTATTGTGTATGAGTTTCCGTAGTATTTTTTAAAAAATACCTTAAACAATTTTGCTAGAACATCTGGAACATGTTGTTCGCTATTGTATATATTTTTTGTTTCGAGCCAGTTATGTAACACTAACATACAATCGTCAGTGCCTATATATTCTGCAAGTGCAGTAAATGTTATTAATTTTGAGCTTGAAATTCTATTGCAAAAGGCACTTGCTTTGTGTGTGATAGTTTTTGGCTTCATGTCATTGTGGCCAAACCACTCCAACATTTTATTTAATTGTACATGCCAATAATAGTACGGTAAGAAGCGAACTCTTGGTATAGTGTAATTATTTGCAGAGCCGTCAAAAAGTACTATTATTTCGCCATTGTTTTTTTTAGATTGGTCTTCTAACCATTTTACATCTACTGCTTCTAAATGAAAACTAACAATATATAAATCGTAATCGCTTGGTAAATTGTACGACGTTGCATTTGGCCAGGATTGGAATAGCGAAAGATAAATCTTTTTAGTTCTAGACAAAGTTAAAATCCACTCATATCCTTTGTGTAGATCTGTTCTTGTATTAAACTCATTTACATTACCATTGAAATTCAATGGCACAAGCATGTTATGCTCCATTTATTCCTAAGTTGGATAAAGTATTTGGATTACTTTTTTTATGTGCTGATTTATGTAACAACGGTGGCTTACCATCTTTATCTAATTTGTGTCCAAATTTAGCCGCTTCTATTTTTGTTTGGTTTGGCCCAACATCATGTGTTTGATTTTGTTTGGTAATTATACCAACACCTTCATATATTTCATACATTCTCATAAGTGTATTTATGAATTATCGAACAACCACATATGCACAGGTGTCTTGAATATAAATCTAGCAGTACCGTTAAACCCCATTATTGGGTCGTAATAATGTATTGTTGGCTGTTCTATTTCATTATTATTACTGTGTGTGTATGATGCAATATCCTTATTCATAGAAATTATATCAGAAACATTTGTATTGTCTACTAAGAAATTTGTTATTTCAATTTGCGCTGACGAAACTATTTCGTTGTTCGACAATACTGTATGACTATTATTTTTTCCACTTAGTGTTACACTAATGTCATGTAGTGAATCCCCCACATTTAAAAAATCAACACCAATGTTAAATGTTTCTTTGTTAGTAATCGTATCAAGAACCACATTATTGTTTGACTCGACCAAAAGATTCATTGGTTTTGTGGGGTCACTTACTACTATATTAAATGATACTTGAAACTTTTTACTCACTAATTTCTACCATAATGCCCGGTACTCCAACTAACTCAGTAATGATTGCTTCTAATTGTTCCATTACACTTTCGGTTAACAACGCATCGTTTTCTTCCGAGTCCTTTTGGAGCTTACTAATTTTAATTTTAATTTCTGTTTCGTTTATTCTTGCCATATTTTATTTTATTTTATTTTATTTTATTTTGGTTTAAATTGATTCAATACTATTAAACCGTCTGTGTTAACTTCGCTCTCTGCTGTTATGTTCGCCGAAGTAATATCATCAACAATTCCAACATAGTCATCATGAACAATTTCAAAGTGAACTTCGTCATTGTTGCATATTGTATTAATACTACAGTTTTTAAGTTTTTCAAAAAGTATCTTTTTACTTAATGGTACACGCAAAACTTCGTCGATTTTTCTATTAATAGGTCTAGCACCCATCTTAGAGTCATAACCGATATTCGCTAAATGACTAATTATTGGTTCAGTAACATTGAGTTTAATGTTCTTTTTGCTTAATGAGTCTTTAAGCTCATTAATAAATTTAACAACTACTTTCTTAATACTTAACTCATTGAGTTTATTGAATTTAATAGTAGCGTCGATTCTATTACGTAATTCCGGCTTAAAGAACTCCTTTACTGCTTTATCTTCTTCGCCGGATTTTTCTAACTCTTGACCGAAACCAATTGCATTAGTTTCGTTTGCTTGAGCACCCAAGTTAGATGTTAAAAGAATAATAGCATTTGACACATCTACTGTTTTGCCTGCGGAACTTGTAATAGAACCTTCGTCAAGCATTTGTAAAAGAATATTGCTTACGTCTGGGTGTGCTTTTTCAATTTCGTCAAACAAAATAATTGAGTACGGGTCTTTGCTTAAATCGGAAATTAATTTACCGCCACTTAATGCACCGTCTTCAAAGCCCACATAACCAGGAGGAGCACCGATCAATGTACTTACAGTGTGTTTTTCTTGGAACTCCGACATGTCGTAACGTAATAATTCCATATCCAAATTAGAACTTAGTAATTTTGCTAATTCTGTTTTACCTGTTCCTGTTGGACCTAGTAGTAAGAAACTAGCAATAGGTTTTCCTTCTTTACCAATACCACTAAAGTTAACATAAATTTGTTCTAGAACTTGATCTACTGCTTTGTCTTGTCCGTATAATTTTGCTTTAACGTTATCTTCTAATGATGAAATCATACTATCATTTTCATTTGTTAAACGCTCAACAGGAATATCCGTTAATTTATTAACTTGTTCGTATATACGTTGTTTTGTGATGCGACCGTCTACATTACCATTTGCACGTTGTTTAGCACATGCAGAATCCAATAAATCAATACCTTTATCTGGATTTTTTCTGTCATGTATGTAGCGTTTACTTAACTCCACCGCGACGTCAATTGCTTCTTCATCAATAGTAACGTTATGAAAGTCACCTAAACGTTTTGCTACGCCTGTTAGAATTTTGGTAGTTGTGTCGTCATTTGGTTCATCAATGTTTAAAATATAAAAACGACGCATCAATGCTCTGTCTTGTTCAAATGTTTCGTAGTACTCTTCCCACGTTGTACTCGCTACTACTTTTAAATTTCCTTTAGTAAGTGCAGGTTTAAGCATATTTGCAAAATCCAAACTTCCGCCTGACGTCGAGCCTGCACCAGTCATCGTATGTGCTTCGTCAATAAACAGAATGCCTTTTTCGACTGTCTCTAATGACTTAATAATTTTCTTGAATTTTTCTTCAAACTCTCCTCTGTACTTACTACCTGCAACAATATCACTAATTTCAAGTGACCATACTTCGTGATCTTTCAAAAATGCAGGAACATTATCCAATTCAATTAATTGTGCTAAACCTTCAGCAATGGCAGTTTTACCTACACCTGGATCACCCACCATTAATACATTACTCTTGAACTTTTTAGCAAGAATATCAATTGAATCACGAATTTCATCTGCTCTACCAATTAATGGTTCAAGTTTTCCATCACGTGCTAATACATTTAAATTAGTACAAAACTCTTCAAGTGTTTCTGATGCTTGGACGTCCGATAATTTAACTGAGGTTTCTTTGTAATTTGTATTCCAGTGGGTTGTGAATCCTGCTTTATCGACGTTATGTTTTAATAGATAATACGATGCATGGCTCTGCGTTTCACTTGCAATGCTCAAGAATAAATCAATTGTTGTAACATAACGTCTACTTGTAAACAGTACCTGTGTTACTGCTCTATTAAATACACGTTCCAAAGCATTTGTCTTTTTTGGAGAATCCCCTTTACTAATATTGTCAACGTTATTTAGGTACTGTTCTATGTCGCTATCCAACGCTTCTATTTCCACTCCGTAACTAGTCAAACAGTTTGAAAATGGTGTGTATCTAATTAAACTCAACAGTAAATGTTCAACTAGTACGTATTCGTGTTCATGCTTCTTTGCTATTTGTATTGCGTAGTCTGTTATTTGTTCAATTTCAGGATTGGTTTGCATATTTTTTTCTTTTTATAAAATTATTAAAAATGCATTATAATGCATTTACGACATTAATTATTTAGTTAAAAACCGTTTTGTGGGTTTAAAACATCATTAATTATGTTCTGTACGTGTTTTTCGTTATCGGAGTCCTGTACTCTGTAATCATAACATAAGGGATCTAGAAAAAGTTGCTGTGTATCATCAAATCTACATTCGTTAATTGTGTCCATCCAAATAAGATAGTCAGGAGAGAATATACTACGTGATTTTTGATTAGGAGCCACGAAGTCAACGACAGCAATGTCTTCAGTTCTTTTTTTGCTATAACCGTCCTTCCATTCACAAAAATTAAACATACGTTGTGCTTGTCTTAAACGTCCTTCGAGGGTAAAATCCCAATCGTGGTACTTTTGTCGTTGCTCATCAGCATTTAAACGTACTACGCTGTAAGATTTTTCTAAAAGGGATGCTGTTATTTTGTCAGATAACGTAGTTTTGCCAGAACCCGGCAAGCCCATAATTAATATCTTAAAAAGCATTTGTTGAAATACTGTTGTTTAATATATCTAATGTTGTTAAACAACAGCATGAAAATTCCTTTTGCATCTTGGTTATAGTTGACTTTGAAGTGACCTTACACATTCCTTTTCGCTTCATGGCGTACCGTCTTGCATTATTTTTTGCAGAGTTTTCGTCTTGCCTATGTGCTACTTAACTACGATAAGGTTAGTTTTTGTTAAACTTAACTAATGCCTCCAAGGGAGTTTGCAAAAGTATTTAGTTAATTTGGTTGTTAAATGCAGTATTTGGCATCTTTATTGCCTTTCTTAACGATATCCCATGTTTCCCTTGACCCTGTTCCAGTTAACTGTAAAGCCATACGTTTATACCAACTACCATTCCATGTAACGTGTGGTAATGTGCTCCAATCCCATGTAAAGATAGTACCTGCTCTCCATTGCGTGTACACAATATTTCCGAACTGTGCTATTTGTCCTGGTTGATGGTCCTCTAACATAATAAGAAATCGTAACTTATTGGGTTCTTGATACTTAAAATCTTTGCTGTGTACAAACTCTTTAGTAGGGTTGCCTGGTAAGTTATCAATGTGCCACATTAACTGATCATTAGGCATTTGATCATCCAACTTCTTGGTAAACTTTTTAGATAAGTCAAACTTAAAAAAGTCAGTCATTGCTTGTGTTTTTGGTAATTGATCTTCATATCCGCCGAACTTAAAATGACTAAAGATTCTAGCGGTAGGATCGCCGTCTGGGTTTTCTGCATCTTCCTTGATATGGTTTTCACTAGGGATATTTGCGGCATGTCCGTAGCCTTGCTTGTTATAAACCTTTTCGTTAAACTTAGTAACAAGATCGCCACGCATAAGTTCAATTTCGTCTGACCAATCGCCAACAAATCTGCCTACGATCTTTACGTATTCGCCTTCTTTATCTTCTCTAAATTTATCAAAATGCCAAGGGCTTTTAAATGGACTATTCATATATATAGCAATTGTTGTACTCAGCAAGAAGCCCGCAATAAAGCAGGCTCTTTTGTTTGGTTTAGTTACTTATTATTTAAATAAACTATTCCAAAATCCTTCTTTAGTTTCCGAAGTTGTAGTAACAACTTCTCCTGAAACCATTTCCGGCTTGTATACTGAGTTAAGACCTAGTGCTTCTTTGTTGAACTTAACTAGTGCAGTTAAAGCATCTTTAGTAATTAACGAGTGTAGCACGTCGATAGTCTTGTTACCATCTTCACCTACTACCCAGTCGTACTTGCCAATCTTCTTATTAAAGATTGCAATTGACTCTGGATTGTTAGCCATTTCATTACATGCTTGTCTGAACTTAGCAGTATTAGGATTGCCTTTGTTTACCCATAGTGCTTTTTGAATAGCATCTCTCCATGAGTGAATTAATGCATATGCACTGTATAATTCGCCTGATGGTGCTTCGCCCCATTTTGCTTCAAACACATCTTCAAAACGTTTGCCTAAGTAGTTAGGATCATCCTTAGTTAATCCCGTTTCAATATCTAAGATGCCATGGTGTAACCATGTTGTTACTTTGCCTTCGTCAACTAATGGCTGTACTTTAGCAATGTACTGTGCAGGGTTAGCACGTGTTGCAGTTAGTTCTGCACGTGTAAATGCTAAGTGACGCTCAGAACCTTTAAGTCCGTTGATCCAAGTAACTTTATCAGTAAAGATATCAATGTACTCGTCTACAGTTTTACCAGGACCGCCAATCATCATAGCAATTGCTAAACCTTCTGGAACCATACCAGAACCAGCCGCGTGCGAAATACCTTCATTTTCATTAACGCCTTTGTGCTTACTCATAATAATGTTTAAGTTCTGATGACATACAGAATCATATTCTTTGTAGTTGTACTTAACGTTTTCTTGTACATATGAAATACCATTACCACCATGCGAAATCATAATAACGTTATCATCAAAACGCTTAGTAGTATGGAACTTATTAGGTCCTGCCATGTCACGTGCGCCTGGGTTGTACGAAATAACTACGTTCTCGCCTTGTAGTGCTGGCGCTTTGGCGAACTCTGTTGCTACGATATTAGCCCATACTGATGTACCAGAACCTGGTTTTTGAGGTGACATTAATTCGATATCTGCCACTGCCATTGTTGAAATTGCCGTTGCTACGGCAAATGCTACACTTTTAATTTTCATTTACTTTCCTTATTTTATTTAAATTACGACTACGAGTAGTCAACTTTACCTTTACTTACAAAACTCCAAACTAGTACTACTAGAATTAAGACACTTACAACTACAAACACTGGGTGCTGTAGCACATCATTTCCATCACGCAAAGCCATAGCAATTCTACCATTGCCTACTGTTTTGCCTGAGAAAAATTCAGTTAGTTTAACAAGTGGATAACCACCAATATTAAACATACTAAAAAACTGCATTCCTAACATTTCGATTTTATCTCCTAAGATAAATCCAATCATCAATGCAGGTCTACTAAACTTCCATTTGCGCATTCCTAAACCCAGTACAGTAAACACGCCTAATAAAAATACATTTTCAAATCCATATACGCCAAATCCTGCTGTATATGTTGCCCATACAATAAATGCTAATATTACAGGAAAATAATACTTGTACGGAACATATGCTATTGCTGTTAAGTACTTCATCAAGTACAAACAAATAACACCAGTAATTAGTGTAGATGCTAAGAAGCCAAAGCTTAATGAGTCAAAGAATAAACTATTCTCCATTAAGTTGTTATTCATTACGTCTGTGCCTAGTGATAACTCAAAGCCAATAGCACCAAATAAACCAATTACAATTGCCGCGAATGGTGCACCAGGAATACCAAACAGTACAGTAGGAATAAACGCTGATGCTTTTTGTGCATTGTTTGAACCCTCTGGTCCAATTACACCCTTAATATTACCTTTACCAAACGGTATCTTCTCGTTTGGGTTAGTTGCTACTGTCTGTCCGTATGCCAACCAATCAGACATACCACCACCAAGTCCTGGTAAGAAGCCAACAATAGCACCAATAATACCACCCCTTGCTGATAGTTTCCATTCCTTGAACGAAATTTTAATTCCGTCATTTAGTTGTTGTGTGTGGTTTGTAGCGGAGCGTGTTGATGTTAGTACTTTGTTCTTTAATGCTAATATCATTTCTGGCATAGCGAATATACCTGCAATAACAGGAATCATTGAAATACCTTTACTAGCACCATCTCCTATTAAGAAATCCCAACCCATTGTAAATCTAGGCGATGCTGTAATAGGGTCTGTGCCCACCAGCGCCAAGAACACACCAAGTGACAATGCTAGTATCGAACGTACCCAAAACTTATTAGATACAAGACTAACTGTTACAAATGCTAATATACATAATACAAACAATTCTGCTTGTCCTATTCCGCCTTCTGTTGGTGGCATAATAATAAAGTTGTAGTACCAAGGCATTAACAAGAATGCAATTGAGCCCCATATTAAGCCATTAACTGTTGATGTTGTAACTGCGGCTGATAATGCGTATGTTGCTTTACCTTGCTGTGCTAATGGAAACCCATCTACCATAGTTGCGGCAGATGAGTTTGCTCCAGGAATGCCCAATAACACTGATGTAAAGGTGTCTCCTGTTGTACTAGACGCTACTACAGCAACGATAAAGATAACCGCTATATAAGGGTCAACTGATTTAAGAGATACTATAAATGGAAATAGTGCAACTAAACCTGTAGTTGCACCTGCGGCAGGAATAATACCAATGATTAGTCCGTAAATAATGCCTGCAAATAATGCTAAGGTTGCGAGTAAATAAAATTCCATTCGTGCTTATATGTTAAATTTAAATTATATTATATACATTAGTGTATATAAAATTTATAAAATTTAAGCACTCGCTTATGATATTTTCGATCGAAAATATTTAATTGTAACGACGTTACAATGATGTTTTTATTTATTAATTTTTCCGAAACACAAAATAAAAACGTTCTCCGTTTAATGCCTTCTCTGGCACATCACGTCTTAGTTGTAGAACTTCGCAATTTAATGATTGTGCAACATTCATTATAAATGTCGGTGTCCAATCAAAAAAATCAATCCACTGACTTTCGTATGCTTTATGTTGGACACCTGGGTTAACACGAAATATTAATAACCCATTTTGTTTAGTTAAATGTACAACTCTTTGTAGTTCTTGAATAATCTTGTCAGTACTACCAAAATTAATACTCCCTAAACAGATAGTAACATTGTATTTTATATTTGTTTCGTAATCCAACGTATGCGCTCTTATATCTGCACGTTTATTGTACGGATCAATGCCTGTTAAGTTTTGTATTTTTCCTTTGAATTCGTTATAACCACAACCTACATCCAGTACATTATCTGGGTTTAATGCATTTACTTCATCAATAATACTAAGACCACTGTATTTGTATTTTTTAGTTTCCGGTTGCCATACTTCGGAAAAATAACGTTCCATTACTGCTTCGTCTATTTGGTGAACTAGTTGTCCAATCCCAGAAATATCAATATTATCGATATCAATGCAAAACTCGCCATTTAATGCTTGTTTTAGTGCATTTATATCTAGCAATAATTGCGGACTATCTTTAACCATTTGGTTAAGTTTATTAAATATTTTGGTGTTCATTTAACTATTGTTACTAATATGTCTTTGTATTCTGTATTTACTTCGATATCCAAGTCAAATGTTTTTTTAATCCATTCTGTTGTAAAGTAGTTCCATGTTGCGTTATGCTTATGTGCAAAATTTAAAATATTGCTATTTTGATCTGCAATGGCTTTGCGCATACCGTTATTATCTTTATATGCAGTGTAATCTGGGTATGCAATATTAAACCCACCTGCTTCATGCCACCAATCGTTACTAACTTCGTTTGGTCTATAAACTAACATAACCCAATCATTAATAAATCCTGGCTTAATAACATCTAGCATATAAGCCCAGTCATGACTTTTTGCTATTTTAATTCCTTTGCCGTCGCCCCAGGCTTGATCTATTTTCATTGGATCGGGATAAAACTCCATACCTCTACCGAAGTATGCACCTTTATGTCCGGAGTATTGACTGTGACTATATTCTCTTTCGGGTGTTCTGTCGGATGTGTTAAATGCTTCGTGTGATTCGAGTATTTGTGCAATCCCTGACCATTTACTGCCTGGAACTCCAGTGAAAAATATTCTATTTGGTAACTTCATTTATGTACTCAAAAGCATCCTTGTGTGCGTCTTCCATTGGATGCCATTTATCGCTAATGGTATATTTGTTTTTTCTTGCCCAATCGTAAAAACCGAGATCGTTAAACCATGTTATATTATCGATTGTATTATTTTGTAAATTCCTTATATACGTTGGACAATGCCATCTTGTATCAAATGCTAAACTATCTACACATGTCATTACAAATTTAATATTATTATTATTTTTTAATACTGCTTGTAAAAGATTAATTGCTTTAAGTGTTTCTAATTTATCCCACAGTTCGCTTTGGAAGTATTTTATATAATCTTTGTAAAATACACTATTTTCTGAATCAGGACGTATTGACTCCCATTTATGATCAATTTGATTATAGAAATCCCAACGATTTACCCAAGTCCAATTAACAACTACAAAATCGTCCTTGTTTATTAAATGCAGACTATTAAAGAAATCCCTAACAATTGTTTGATTGCTTATACCTGGATATGCATGACACACGTACTCCAAAGACTTATTTCTTGCTAATAAGGCAGTCCAGGTATTATTACTATGTTTATTGTCACTGTCGACGCAGTCGATTAGATCGCTACCGTATGTAAAACTGTCACCGAATGCATGGAGTTTGTTCATGCATATATTTAGTAACTATTATGAATAGTTATAAAATTCCTGCTTGTTGTTGTATTGTTAATATTTCTGTGTCTTTTGTATAAACTGGAACTGTTTTAATACCTGCTGATTCGCGCATTGTATTGATATCTGCTTCTTTATTGATTCTGTATTCTCTTGGACTAAGTAATAAACGTGTTTCTAAATAATCAACGTCAAAATCCATTTCGTTATCGTCGTACTTAACTGTCCAATCTGATGGTTCGTACTCGGTTAATGATGCTAAATCTCTAACTAACTCTTCGATTTGTTTAGGTAGTGAGCTTCTACGTTTAACTTCTACGTACACTAAGTAACGGTTTGGTTTAATTTCACCAGGACTACGGTCTGCATCTAGTACAAAGTCATAACCTTTCTCGAACCACTCAACTAAATCATCTGCTACTTTACTGTTCTTGGTATAAAAACTAACAGTAGCAATGTCGTCGTCGTTGCCCATCTTACTTACGAACTCATCGATATGTACAGTAGGCTTAATCAACCCGACCATATCTTTATGATTTAATCCTTCGTTTAACATGATTAGAGGTTATGCCTAGACATTGAACTGATTGGAAAACCGCCCATACCCGTATCTTTATTTGGGTCTGCCACTGAATAGCCTTCATGTTTACCACATTTAGAACAAGTGCCATTAACGTATTTTTTACTTACATTACCATCAAATACTTTGGCGTCACAGCATAGACTCTTACCGTATGGTATATATTGGGTTTCTCGATTAGCAAGCATGATATCTCTGACTTTTTCTCTATCCACTGAATCACCACCACCCCAATTATGGTTGTCGTCATTCATTAGGGTATCTATTGCTTTGTTGATTTCCCCTATACTAGCACCATCAGCACCATCATCGTTTGTGAAGTACCTAGCATAAATTTCACCATCACCATAAAATGATTTTACGTATTTAAAAAAGTCGCTTTTAACATCTTCTGTTAAGTCTAGCCTGTTTAAATCATTTCGGATGCTTTCTTGTAAGTTCATGTTATGCTTCCTGTTCAGTTTCTTCTTTATTTAAATCTTGTTCGTACGCTAAGTTTAAATCCTCTAAGTCAATGTCCTGACCTTCTAATTCTGTACTACCTGTTTGGATGTCAGTAATTAAATCTTTTGGCATTGTGATTTCAACTAACCAAATGTCCTTCTTAATAATCTTTGGTTTCTTGGTACCGTCACGGAAATCTTCCTGTTTTGCTACTTTAACAGGAATCTGCATTGTTGATTTTTTGTACTTAACTGTACAATCAAATGGAAGTAATCGTTTTGCACCTCGTGGGTCAGGCATATTGTCTGCTAACCACATAAACGTACATGTTACTGTATAACGACCAATTATTGGGCCTTGTACTAATTCGCCTAAGTCCCAATTTTTAAACGCGTACATGTCAACTTCGTCTAGCACACGTTCAAAATCAAGTAACGAGTTCACACTTCCGTCACTTAGATATAATCCTTTAATGGTTTTCGATACTTGCCAGTAATCAATGTCACTGTCTAAAAAATTCTTTTTCATATATCTATTTATACATTTTTAGAAAGAATTTTTAGGATGTTAAATCGATTAAACAAGCAGATAAATTAATTTCAGGAATAGCAACCAATGTATGATTGACTAAGCCGTCGCGTATTGTAATAATTGCTTTGTCTTTGTCGTCGTCAGTTTCTGCAAATAAATCCAAATTATCATACATCCATCGATACATGTCCTCCATTTCGTCATCGCGTACACTATTACAAATTAATGTTCTTGCTTCTTTAATCTTTTTATTTTTGAATAATTCAACTGCTTGTAATTTGAAATCGCCACCATTGCTTTCCGTGCCACTAAGTATTGTGAGTTTATTGTCTTGAACATTCATTTGACAGTTATTAAGGCACTTACGAAGATCCGGATACGTTGCTTTCACGTAACTATCTAATACGTCAATTTCAAACTCCACATCTTCGTCTATTAATACTTGTGCAATACGAGCTGTAAATTCGGTTTGGTCAATTCTCTCCATATGAAATCCTTGACATCTACTATGCAACGCTGGAATAATTTTATTTGCGTAATTGCAGGTTAAGATAAATCTAGCACTTGACGCATATGTTTCCATCACTCCGCGCATCGCCGCTTGTGCGTTTGGACTTAAATAATCTGCTTCGTCCAGTAATACTACCTTAAATTCTCCAAATGGCATTGTACTAACAAAGTTGGTAATTTTTATTCTAACGTCATCAACACTATTTTCGCGACTAGCATTAATTTCAAGTACGTCAAAAGTATTAACATTTAACTGGTTAATTAGAATTTTTGCTAGTGTTGTTTTGCCAATTCCTGCAGAACCACTAAACAATAAATGTGGTATTATTCCGTCGTTAATCCATTTTTGTACTTGTTGCTTTTGACTATCATTTTGAAATACATAACCGTCTATTGTATCGGGTCTGTATTTTTCAGTCCATAAATCTTTCATATTAACCTGCTAAAATAAAAATTATTTTACACTTTTAAATATTAAAAAATTTTTTTAAACGGTGCCAAACTGATAACTTCGGTGTGATTGTTTTAGTTGGAGAAGATGGAGTTGGTTTTATAACAGTAGGTGCCTTTTTAGCAACCGGTTTCTTTGTTACTGCCTTTTTAACAGGTGCCTTTTTAGCAACCGGTTTCTTTGTTGCTTTTTTCAATTCAGCAATTAAATTTTTCTTAGACTGACGTTTGTCTAATTCAATTCCTAAAGTTCTTCCATGTGCTTCTAGTTGGTCTTTTGTCATTTTTTGAAAATTCATTGTTTCTCCTTTAATATTTCGAATGTTATTTCTTGTTCCCACTTGTCCTCTAAACTGCCAAAATTGGGACATTTTTTGATAAGTTTATTTAACATAAATTGTATCATAACTAAATCTTTTTTATAACCCGACGCGGCCCACCCATCGTTATACGGAGATGTTGCGTTTATATATAAATTATTTAATTGCGTTTCGATTATTTGTCTACTATTATTAAGCATTGTGTGAATTGTGCATAGAACCGTATATTTTATTTTTATCCGATGTAACTACTACTGCATCAGTAAATGTATCGTCGGATTGCATTTCGTCACTTACCAACAGTATGTCATTATTATCAATGCGTCTAAGTGTGATATCTTCGCTATCTACCTCAATCTTAATTCCACGTGTCCATCGGCCATGCGATACTAATACATATTGTCCAACTTTAACATCTGTTTGTTTATTGCCAATTGCATATACTTCTGCCCATCTTGGTCTAATACCCGTTGAGGTTTTGTCGTCTCCTGGAAGTAATATTCCGTTTGATGTAAAACGTTCCCCAAACTGCATATCTTTAACTAAAATGTTATCATGCAATGCTTTAATTGAATTGATTTTATATGTATTAATTGATGCCATTATATTTTTTTAACTCCTTTTTTCCCACGTGATTCTTCTCTTGGTGTTTGTGATTTTTTCTGTTCGACTTCTCTAGCCTTGGCAATAGCAGATGCGAGTCCGCCTTTTTTCTTTTTGGTCTTATTTTCTTTTGAACTATTAGTATTAACAGTTTCGTCTGTTATGGAATTTTCTTCTACAATCTCATTATCCAAACCTTCAATAACTTCGTCGGTCTTATCAACTTTGGCGTTTGTTAAATTTGGAGGAACATCAATAATTTGATTTTGTATTTGTTTATTGTATGTATTATTTACTTGGGTATTGCGTGACGTATTAATATTATTTACTGTATTAATGGTATCGCCCCTAGCATTTACATTCATGTTTCCAACTGCACGAACGTCTTCATTTTTTAATAATAATGATCCCATATCAACCTGCTTGCCTAAAGCTGATCTATACATTCTTTGCGACATAATTTTTTCCTCATGATTTTTATAATAGTATTTAACGTAGAAATTCAGATACGTCCAAATTATAGAACATACTATCTACTTTATGAACTTCTAATTTGTACAGAACGTAACTTGAAACACTGGAACCTCTTCCAACACCCCATATAACATTATTCTCTTTCAAAGTATCAACCAGGTATTTTAAGTATCTTAACAAATTAAATAGATTTCGATCCTGGTACATTAAAAGTTCCTGACCACAGCGTTGTAGTTCGTGTTGTGTATTACATAATGATAATATATATTCTGCTATGTCCAACTCTTTATATTTTTTGGGCATAAACCAATTTTTTTGATTTGTTAAATCAAATTCTTCCAATGATAAATCTGGTTCACAGTAATGAACAATATTTTCAACTGATGATGCATCGGCGGATAGTATTGTTGTTTTTGATATATCAATGCCTTGCATTATTATATCAAGAATTTCGTCTTCAGAATAAATGTGTTGACCGAATTTATCCTTAATCATGATATATTAATTTTATCAGAGTGACCATCGCCTTTATCTTTGGGGAACATGTCATTTAATTTTGTAGCACGTGCAGAATTATAACTTTCCAATGCCATTTCAATTTGGCTGATTAACGTTTGATTATTGGTTTGATATGCGAAATTTAACTTACCTGTCAAACTAGATATTTTTTCTTGAAGTTCGTCAAGTGTTAATTCTGCTAAATCAGTTGTGCTTAGAAACGGATGTTCCATAGGTTAAAATCACAATATAAAAATACTAATTATATGTAAATGTAACCTATAGTCAAATAAAACGGTTAAATTAGATTACCAAGTAGCGACTGCAACTCTTTTCCAAATACTAGCAACGCCGTCATAATCAGCAGTACATACATACATATAAGATGCATCAAAAGCAGACATTCCTTTAATGTCGCCAGAAGCACCAACTGCAGTTGCAGGTGTTCTGAATTCTGGTGTAAATTGTGGTGTGGATACTTCGTTAATAGCGACTGTTGCTCCGCCATCACGTGTACTAAGCTCATATACATATGTTCCTGGTGTACTTACAGTAATAACTTGACCTGTTTGGCCAGTTACATTACCAACAGTAACAGATGCAGGAAGTGTAATTGTTTTAGCAACACTATCAATGATTACTTCTAAACGTACTTTACTATAATTACCTGTTGCTGGCCAATCAGCACTTGAGCCATCACTAAATGCAAGTGTAAATGATGCATTTGGTGTAATTGTGTGATATGAACCTGCCTTAATACCCATGTTAAGTGGATTTTCTGTAGCAGTGTGTGTAACAACAGTTTCTCTACTATCGACCATTTTTGCAGATGTAATAGCAGAACCCGCCATGTCATTATCGAGACTTCCTATACCAACCAATGCACTTTTAAAAATGCCTTTACTTTGAATATCTTCAATTTCTGCTTTTGCTTCGGTGAAGTTATTATTTATATTTGTAAAATTATCTCTAAAACCTTGACTATTGTTATCTTGTCCAGCAACAGGATATGCTGTGTCAATTGTAGTTGTATTAATGTTACTTGCCATTTTAAGTCCTTTAAATTTATATTTACTTTGTATTTATAATATCTTTCTTTGGAAACATTAAATATTTGTCGTATTTATCTGTAATTTGATATGTAGTTAATGCATTTTTATTGCCATTGTCTGCTGTGATATTAATTGTATCTGTTGTTTTAATGCTTATATCTGCTTTATTGGCACGAACACCAACAAAAATACAGGAATTGCCGTCAAATGTTGTTTGTAACGTACTAGGATTAACTAAATCAGTACGTACGGTATTTGTGTCTGATGTTGCATCTATACTATCGGCAGATACACCGTGATTGTATCTATCGAATGTTGTTGAATCTGTTGGGTACCAACGTTGGTCTTCTGCATCCCAATTAGATACAAATTGTGATGTCAACGTATACCTATCTGCCATGAAATTAATTTTATTTAATTTATTTTTGAAGTTTTTATTAATACTATATGCTACCGTTTTGGCTTGGCTAGGCAATGTATATGCTATCACCCATGCTTCAGTAAACCCTAGAATATTTCCATTTTCTTGCTTGGATAGCATCCATTTTGGTAGTTTAGATGATACTTTCCCAACTTTGTTAATAATACCGTTGCGCATATTATCTAAACTATTTGGATATACTACGCCGATGTCTGTATTAACTATAGCATCAATGCCTTCAAGGTTGTCGATTATATCACTATATACTACTTCGTACAGTACGTCTCCGTTGTCATCCAATGCACGTGCTGTTTTAATATCTCCCAATATTATTTGCTTGTTGTAATGACTTAAATCTATAGATTCTGCATATGTACTTAATAGTTCAGGACTCAATCCATAAGCATGTGTGTAAGTGACATTTGTTGCAACATTATAATATGGGTCATTGGGACGATATAGTAGATTGTATTTTATTATGTCTTGGTTTTGTAGTAATGAATCAATTATTTCTCGGTCATTCTGTGAAAGTAATGCATTTATTTTTAATTCATGTGTTGGAACTCTTGTTTTTCTATTGACCCTTATGTTAAAAGTTTTAAATGTAGAGATTTGGCCATTATTGCTATATGCCTCGACAGTAAATGTAAATTTCTTATCTATTGTTGTGGCGTTATTATCAAATGTGATATCTGTAAAGCCGTTGGTATCTGCTGTGATTATATTAGAATCTGTAGTTTTGTTACTATCTGTGGTAGGATTATAATCAATTAAACCAAATGTTTCATATCTAACACGCCCTATAATACTTCCAGAAGAATGCAACTCTAAACCTTGTGGTAATTTGTTATAGGTACCGTCTTGTTTTAGTCTATATTTTAGTGCTTCGCTTGATGTGGTTACTGCGCTAACTTCTAAATTACTAATACTACCATTATCAATTATTCCTAAATTCTCATTTGTTTCCCATGTAACATTTGCATTAATATCACCAATAATCTTTATAGTGTAATCAAACGTATTCGACGATAAGATATTTTCTTTTTTGTATACGGTTATAGAAAAACTATAACTCTGTTCTGTTAGGCCTATGTTTGATAATGTTCCATGTATAAAGCCGGTATTAGTATCAAGCACTAAGCCACTCGGCAATGTGCCCGTCGTCAATGAGTAATTTAATATATCGTCGTTATAATCAACACCATTGAATTGGTATGAGAAAAAGTTATTATGTAAAAAAGTACCTAAATCGCTTGTGTAATTATGCATAAACGGCGCTCTTGTTACGATATCTGCAGTTAATGTACTTGAATCTACCGTATATGCTGTTGAATCAGCAGTAGTAATACCTACATATATTGAAAACGTTCTTAAATTATAGTCAGTTCCGTCAGTAATTCGCAATGCAAATTCATAATTTTTGCTTATAGTACCGGTATTGAATTGTAATGGTTGAGAATCCCATGCTTCGTTTTCCCAACTCGAAATTGCATTAACTTCAGTGGCAGGTTCAATATATCCATAAATTAACCCGGATGAATTAATATTAACACCAGGCGGTAATTCTCCACTAACTAAACTAATAGTTGCAGTATCGCCAGGATCATCGTCATCAAACACTATTTGTTTATTGACTAATTGCCCGTCAAAATAGTTACCTAAACTTCCGGCAGGCGTAACAAATTCAGGAGCATTTTGACCTGTGATAGTTATTGTAAATGTTCTATCGTTTAATTTATCAATAGAAATAACACCATTTGTGTTTTTTTCTGTATAAACACGTATTGAAAATTTTGATGTTACATTTTCAGATACTACATTTGGAATTCCTTGAATATATGCAGTTGGAGTACCTTCTATGGTACCGTTTGAATTAATTTGAATACCTTTTGGCAAAGAACCTGAAATTTTTGTATATTTTACTTTAGAACTATCAGATGGGAAATCTGGGTCATATGCTTCCAAAGAGGCTCGGTAAAATTTTCCTTCCGGTATAGTTCCTAAACTACCAGAACCAGTAATCCAAGATGGTTGTGCCATTTAGCTTCCCTTGTATATATATTATTACTATTTATGCGTTACTGACATTCACAAAAAATCCCCAATTAAGGGGATTCGTTTACAAACTAGTAATTAATGCAAGTTAGTCCAAACAGGACCAACAGAGTTAGAACAAACTTGTAATTTAGTATCAGTTGTATTGAATACAACCATACCTGTTACTGCAGTAAGTGCGTCGCGTTGTACTGTTGTTAGACTTGCAAATGTAACAGTACTAGATGCAGTTAATGCACCTGTAACTGTTAATGTACTACTTGCTGTTGTTGCGTTAGCAAGAATAATAGTACCAGAGCCATTTGGATCTAGTGTTAAGTTACCGTTAGTATCTTCTGTTGAAATAGTGTTTCCACTAAGTTGGATATTGCTTAAAGTTGAACCACCTAATTCGTCGTAAACTTCGTTAAAGTTGTCATTAACTTTGTCAAATGCTGTTCTTAGTTGGTCTCCGGTGCCATCGTTGGCTGTGGCACCGATATTAATTGTTTGTTTAGCCATTTTTATTTTCCTTTACTAGTAAATTAATTTATTGTATTTAT